CTAGAGTTTGTCCACACACAATGGCCATCGTTTATTGGTGGGTCACATCATAAAGTAATGGCAGATGCTTTTGACCGCATAGCTAACGGTAAGATTAAACGGCTTATAATCAACATGCCACCACGGCACACGAAGAGTGAGTTTGCTTCTCATTATTTTCCTGCTTATTTAGTAGGACGTAACCCAAGTTTAAAAATACTACAAGCAACCCACACCGCAGACTTAGCAGTTAAGTTCGGTAGAAAGATTCGTGACTTAATGTTAACGGAAGATTTTCAAAAAGTTTTTCCCGATGTATTAATTAACCCAGACTCAAAAGCAGCAGGTAAATGGGAAACCCAAGACAAGCGTGACGCAAAACTAAAGGGCGAGTACTATGCAGCTGGTGTCGGAGGTGCACTAGCAGGTAGGGGAGCGGATCTATTTATTATTGATGACCCTCACTCTGAGCAAGACGCCATGAACCCAAAGTCCATGGAAGACACTTACGACTGGTACACTTCAGGTCCAAGGCAGAGGCTTCAGCCAGGAGGTGCCATTGTCATAGTTATGACACGCTGGAACATTAACGACCTAACTGGTAAATTGTTAAAAGATGCGGCACGTGACCCTAAAGCAGATCAATGGGAATTAATAGAACTACCAGCTCTTTTACCTAGTGGGCAGCCTCTATGGCCAGAGTTTTGGAAGTTAGAAGAAATAGAAAGTGTTAAAGCTAGTTTACGTGGCGGTCCTAAGTGGCACGCTCAGTACATGCAGAACCCAACGTCAGAAGAAGGGTCAATTATAAAACGTGAGTGGTGGAAAGAATGGGAAAAAGAAAAGCCCCCAGTTTGTGATTATCTTATACAAAGTTATGATACAGCGTTCTTAAAAAGCCAGATGGCGGATTACTCTGCTATTACCACGTGGGGAGTTTTTTACCCTGAAGGTTCAGTAGGCGATGATTTTTATGACGGCAGGGTTGCTCACATTATTTTATTAGATTGTATTAAGGGTAAGTATTCTTTCCCTGAGTTAAAAGCAGTAGCGTTACAACAACACGAAGAATGGAAACCCGACGTAACAATTATTGAAGCTAAAGCCAGTGGGATGCCACTTACTCAAGAACTACGAAGCGTGGGTATTCCTGTACAAAACTTTACACCGTCTAAAGGAAATGATAAGGTGAGCAGAGTAAATGCGTGTTCCCCATTATTTGAATCGGGGATGGTGTGGGCACCAGATACAAAATGGGCGAACGAAGTTAAAGAAGAGTGTGCTGTGTTTCCCGCTGGAGACCACGACGATTTAGTCGACTCTACTACTCAAGCCCTTTTACGTTTTAGACAAGGTGGCTTTATAAGACTACCAAGTGATTATGAAGAAGAAGAGCTATATCCTAAGAGAAAAATAAGTTATTATTAACCATGGCAATTGAAAAACAAACCCCCCTACAAGAAGTAGAAGTCGAAGAAATGCAACCAGAGATGGGCATGCCTCTTGAAGTGATGCTTCCAGAAGAAATGAACATTCAAGGAGAAATGACCTCTGCGTTTGAAGTTGATGAAAATGGTAACATGGTCCCCCTTTTTGAAGAAGAAGAGGTTATAGTTACTGAACATCAGGTCAATCTTGCGGAAGTACTAGATTCCTCCTCGCTTAATACTTTGGCGTCTGAACTGCTTGATGCATTTGAACAGGATAAAGAGTCCCGTGCAGATTGGCTTGATGTCTTTACTAAAGGACTAGATCTTTTAGGAATTAAAACCGAGGAAAGGGAACAACCGTTTCCTGGAGCCACAGGTGTAAATCACCCCCTTTTAGCAGAATCTGTAACTCAGTTTCAAGCACAAGCCTATAAAGAATTATTACCTCCAGGTGGTCCAATTAAAACTAGGGTGATGGGCAACGAAAGCCCAGAAGCCATGGATCAAAGTCAACGTGTAAAAGAATTTATGAACTATCAAATCACAGAGGTCATGAAAGAATATGACCCAGAGATGGACAGTTTGTTATTCTATCTACCGTTAGCTGGGTCTGCATTTAAAAAAGTTTATTACGACAATCTTTTAGGTAGAGCTACTAGCAGACTAGTCAAAGCAGAAGATTTAGTAGTAGCTTATGAAACCACAGATTTAGAAACCAGTCCTAGATTTACTCACGTTATGAGTATGACTGGTAACGATCTCAAAAAATTACAGATGAATGGTACTTACCGTGACGTTGTCATAGGTGAAAGTGGTATAGATCTAGAGTACAACGAAGCAAAACAGAAGATAGATGACCTACAAGGCATGTCTCCACCACTAACCGACTACGAAGAATACAGTGTATTAGAGCTCCATGTTAATTTAGAGCTACCAGAAATAGATGATTACGGTTTTGCTGTACCTTATATCGTTACTATCTTAGAAGATCGTAATGAAATCCTTTCCATACGTAGAAATTGGCAACAAGAAGACCAATTATTCAATAAAAAGGAGTATTTTGTACACTATAAGTTCCTTCCAGGACTAGGATTTTATGGATTTGGCTTAATTCACATGATTGGAGGGCTTACTAAGTCCGCTACTTCAATTTTAAGACAATTAATTGACGCTGGTACGCTAAGTAACCTACCAGCAGGCTTTAAAGCACGTGGAATGCGTGTACAAGGCGAAGATGAACCATTAAGACCTGGTGAATTTAGAGATGTAGACGTTCCAGGTGGTGTAATTCGTGATGCATTAATGCCTTTACCCTATAAAGAGCCTAGTAGTGTGTTAAGTCAACTTTTAGGCGTAATTATTGACTCTGGAAGGCGTTTTGCCTCCATTGCGGATATGCAAATAGGTGATATAGGTAGTCAACAACTCCCTGTAGGCACAACTGTAGCTATGTTAGAGCGTGGCACTAAGGTAATGAGTGCCATTCATAAACGTTTACACTTTGCTCAGAAAAAAGAGTTCAGACTACTGGCTAGTATCTTCGCTAAGAGCTTACCACCTGTTTATCCTTACGATGTTCCAGGAGCAAGCAGAGAAATTAAAGCTTCAGACTTTGATAACAGGGTAGATATTATACCAGTTAGCGATCCTAACATTTTTAGCATGGCTCAAAGGGTGATGTTAGCCCAACAAGAACTAGAAATGGCTAGAGCAGCACCACAAATACACGATTTACGAGAAGCCTATAAACGCATGTACGAAGCACTAGAAGTCAAGAATATTGAACTAATACTGCCTCCACAAGCGAAAATACCGCCAAGAGACCCAATTAGCGAGCAACAAGCAGCGATGACAGGTCAACCTATTAAGGCGTTTGCTTGGCAGAATCACGATGCATATATTGCTTCTCATAGTTCTTTCTTACAGAATCCTGCGATGGCTCAAAACCAGCAGGCACAGTTAGCCATTAGTGCTAACATACAAGAACATCAGTCCATGCTTTATAGACAACAGATTGAGCAGGCGTTAGGTCAACCTCTACCTTCAATGGAAGACGGTCAAGAAATACCGCCAGAAATTATGAACCAGATAGCAGGGCTCGCAGCTCAGGCTACACAGATAGTAACAGGTCAGGCTCAAGCTATGGCACAAGCTCAACAGAATGCACAAATTGATCCTATTGTACAGCTGAAAGAACAAGAGATTGCTCAGAAAGCTCAAAGCGATATGGTAAGAGCAGAAATTGACATGGTGAAAATACAATCTCAAGAAGCGATAGCTGAAATGAAGATTGCTCAAGATCGAGAGGAAGCTCTCATGAAAGAAAAAGAAAATATTCGTAAATCGTATAACGAGCTTTTAAAAGATGTTAGAAGTTCGGATACACAAAACAGAGGAATTTAATTATGCCAAGAGCAAAAAATAGAGGAAAAGCCAGCGATTCAATGGTGGCTGGTAATGCAAATCGTAGACGCATCGACGCGGAGTCTGTTAAAGGCAAATCCAAAATGATGTGTGGTGGAGCTGCTAAAAAGAAGATGAAAGGTGGCGGTGCTGCTAAAAGATTCTTAGGTAACAATATCAAAAAAGCAACCAAAAGAGGTTAAGGATGTATAAAGAAATAAAAGTAACAAAACCAAAAAGAATAGATTTATCTAAGCCTGTCACCACAGGAGAAATTCTAAATAAGAAAGTCTTCGGTGAAGGTAAACGTAAAGCTAGAGGTGGCGGAGCAGCCACTAAGGGTTTGATGTTTAATGTTTCTCCTAGCGGAAAACAGTAAGTAAAGAATGGCTGAAAAATCATCTATATCCAGGGTAGGAAAAACCGAACCCTTTGAATTACAAGTTTCAAGAGGACAAATAACCTATCATAAACCTATTTTTAAATTTGGCTTTAATCCTGATATTGATAACTCTTTAGAAACTGTATGGGCGCAAGGTGGTCTGTATTCATATTTAAGTTCAGCTACTACCCTTTATATATCCAGTTCATCTACAGACGATGATGTTGCAGGAACAGGTGCAAGAACTGCCACTGTTTCTGGTTTAGACGCTAATTACGATGAGGTTTCAGTTACTGTTGATTTAGACGGACAAACTGGCGTACAACTAGGTGACGCAAGTAATTGGATAAGAGTCAATAGAATAACTGTTGATACTGGTGGGAGTGGCGGTCAAAACGCAGGTGTCTTATATGTAGGAACTGAGGCAACTCCATCTTCAGGAGTTCCTACTAATAAATATGCAACTGTAGCTATAGGAGATAACCAAACTCTTATGGCTCTATGGACAGTACCAAGAGGATATACTGCTTATTTATATCAAACTAATGTTACCGCAGCTTGTACCACTTCAAACAAATTATTAACTTGCACTATTGTTGCTAGAAAACCAAGTGGTGTTTTTCAAGTAAAAGATAAGTTTGGTATACAAGTAGACGGTGGAGCTATAGTACAAAAATATAATTTTCCGCTAAAGTTTACTGAAAAAACAGATATTGAAGTCAGAGCTATATCAGACTCAGGTACCGGAAATGTTGAAGTTTCAGCAGGTTTAGATTTTATTTATATACAAAACTAGGTATAATAAAACATAATGGCAGAGTACCAAGGAAAAAAAGTTGTTCTTAATAAACCAAGAAGAATTTCCAAAGGCTCTCCAGGACACGGGAAAAAAACTCGCGAAGTTTTTGTTATGTCCGACGGTAAGGTTAAGCGAGTCACATTTGGTGACCCGAACTTAGGTGCTCACCCAGGAGATAAAAAAAGAAAAGCTTCTTATTGTGCTCGTAGTAAAAGTTTAGGTTCTGATAGAACTAAAGCTAACTACTGGTCACGAAAACAATGGAAATGCTAGATAAACTAAAGAAACAAATAGCTGAAAGAAAAGAACAACTTATACAAACTTTAGCAAGCGGTAGTATTCAAGATTTCGAAAGTTATCAAAAAATTGTAGGCGAAATATCAGGTCTGTCGTTTACACAATTTTTAATTAGTGACCTGCACAAGGATGAGGAGAAATAATGAAAGAAGTTAAATCTTTCGGAAAAGGCGGAGAGCCTATCCCAAACACAGTGGAACGATTCACTGACACCAACGTTGAGATCCCTAAAGAAGAAGAACAAAAGTTTACACCTGAAAGTGTAACTGAGGACGAATCTCTTAAGACTCAACTCCCCACCCCTACAGGGTACAGAATTATGATCTTGCCGTTTAGTCGCAAACAAAAGACTAAAGGCGGGATATATCTAGCAGATTCAACATTAGAAAAAGAACGGATTGGTACTAATGTTGGGTATGTAGTTTCACTTGGTCCAGATGCTTACAAAGATAAAAACAAGTTCCCAGAGGGTCCTTGGTGTAAGGAAAAAGATTGGGTGATTTTCGGCAGGTACGCAGGAGCACGAATCAAGATTGAGGGTGGCGACTTGCGTTTATTAAACGATGATGATATTTTAGCAGTGGTTAATAACCCAGAAGACGTCGCGTCAGCTTAAATATAATCACGCAACTAAGGAGTAGAACATGGTAGATGATGCTGTGCAAGTAGAAGAACAGGAAGAGTTAACAGAAGTTGAACTTCCAGAAACTGATGATGATCAGTTAGAAGAGCAAGAAGAAGTTAAGGCTGATGAAATAGAAGACTACAGTGAATCCGTTAAAAAACGTATCGCTAAGTTAACTTATAAAATCAGAGAGTCAGAAAGAAGAGAAACTGCAGCCTTAGATTACGCAAAGTCAGTTCAAGAAGAATTGAGTAAAACTAAAAATAAACTTTCAAAAACGGATAAAAACCTTTATGATGAATATAAAGGTAGAGTATCTTCTGAATTGTTAGCAACTCAAGACCGATATAAAAAGGCTTATGAGAATAGTGACACAGACGCTCTTATGGAAGCTCAAAAAGATTTAGCCAAGTTGGCGGTCGAAGAGGAAAGCCTCAATCGAGTTAAAGCAAGACAACCAGAAGAAGTAGAACAACCTGTTGAGAATGTTGAAGAGGCTATTCAAAGAAGAATACAATCACAACAACAAGCTCCTCAGATCCAGGCAGATCCTAAAGCTCAAAATTGGGCTAAAAAGAATGACTGGTTTGGTTCTGATATCGCTATGACAACCAGTGCTTTTGCTTTTCATAGGCAGTTGGTTGAGCAAGAAGGTTATGACCCTACTTCTGATGATTATTATAAAGAAGTAGATAGAAGAATGGCAGAATCTTTTCCTCATAAATTAGGAAAAGTTTCAACGAACACTGTGAATGAAGTTGTTGCAGGTTCAAGTAGAGGTTCTACCACTGCAAGAACACGTTCACGTAGAAAAGTACAACTCACACCGAGTCAAGTCTCGATAGCGAAAAGATTAGGTGTGCCACTAGAAGAATATGCTAAGCATATCAAGGAGTAAAAAATGACAGAAGAAAATAAAACTGTTACCACAGATCGAACCTCCAGATCTGCAGAAAGTCGAGAAAAAACATCTCGACGAAAACCATGGAGCCCACCGTCTTTATTAGACGCACCCACCCCACCAGAGGGCTATGTATACAGATGGATACGTGAATCAATGGTAGGACAATCAGACGCAGCGAATATGTCAAAACGTATTCGTGAAGGTTGGGAGCCAGTAATGGCTAATGACCATCCCGAGTTTGAAGCTCCTTCTATTGAAGACGGTAAACACGCTGGAGTCATAGGAGTAGGTGGCTTAATCCTCGCAAAGATGCCAACAGAAACTGTATCAGAAAGAAGAGCGTACTTCACGCAACTTGCTGGCGATCAGATGGAAGCTGTTGACAATAATCTTATGCGAGAGAGTAATTCTGCAATGCCTATTGATAAACCCAATAGACAAAGTCGAGTTACTTTTGGAAGCGGTGGTTCTAAAGGATAACCTTTAGGACTAAAATAATAACTTTTTATAAACGGAGTTTATAATGGCTAATGTAAATGATCCAAATGGATTTACACCCTCATATCATATGAGTGGCGGCACAATTAGACCTTCAGAGTTCGCAATCGCAAGTGGAGCTACAGGCAGTATTTTTTCTGGTGATGTAGTAATACTTTCAAGCGGTTACGTTGTTCAAGGTACTGCAACTGCTGCACCTCTAGGTGTGTTTCAAGGTGTACAATACACAGCAACAGATGGCACCCCAATCTGGTCCAAAGTTTGGACTGGCGGGACTGCTACTTTAGGTTCTGCAGATGCTCAGGCATATGTATATGTTGACCCAGATATTTGTTACGAGGTCCAGTCTTCTGGAACTCCTACACAAGCATCTGTCGGTGCAGTATATACTATTACTACAACTGCAGGTGATACTAACAATGGTCGCTCAAAAGAAGCGGTGACAACTACAACTACTAGTGGTATAGCTAAAGTTGTCGGGTTCGTAGAACGTCCCGATAACTCAATTGGCCAATACGCTAGATTGAATGTAATTTTCCCAACTTCCGAATTCGGCAACAACTAAGGTAATTAATAATGGCAATTAACAGAGCACAATTAGTTAAAGAACTCGAACCAGGATTGAACGCCCTTTTTGGTCTCGAATACGATCGTTACGAAAACGAACATGCAGAAATTTTCGACACAGAAAATTCTGAAAGAGCTTTTGAAGAAGAAGTGATGTTATCAGGATTTGCGCAAGCTCCTACTAAAGGAGAAGGCTCATCAGTATCCTACGATACAGCACAAGAAACCTTCAGTTCTCGATATACTCATGAAACAATCGCATTAGCTTTTGCATTGACAGAAGAAGCTATAGAGGATAACCTCTATGACAGTCTTTCTTCTAGATACACAAAGGCTTTAGCACGTTCCATGGCTAATACGAAGCAAGTAAAAGCTGCAAACGTACTAAATAATGGTTTTGACGCCAACTTCCCAGGAGGAGACGGCAAATCATTATTCGCTACTGATCACCCTACCCTAACAGGTGGCAATCAGACTAACGAACCTAGTACTGGTGCAGACTTAAACGAAACTTCTTTAGAGAATGCTTTAATCGACATCTCTCAGTTCAAAGATGAAAGAGGTATTAAAATCAATGTTCAAGCAAGAAAATTGATTATTCCACCTCAGCTTCAATTTGTAGCTGAAAGAGTTCTACAGTCTCCAGGTAGAGTCAGTACTTCTGACAACGACATCAACGCAATGAAAAACATGGGAATGTTGCCAGAGGGTTATGTTGTAAATCACTATCTAACAGACACTGATGCTTTCTTCATTAAGACAGATTGTCCTAATGGCATGAAGCATTTTGTTAGATCTCCGATGTCAACAGGCATGGAAGGAGACTTCGAAACAGGAAACGTAAGATACAAAGCTAGAGAAAGATATTCTTTCGGCTTTAGTGACTGGCGTGGAATGTACGGTTCTCCAGGAGCTTAACGCTTTTGAAGTGACGGTAAAACGTCTTAAAGGGGAACTTAATGTTCCCCTTTTTTTATTCCCTAAAGTACTATACAATAAATCTAACCGAGATTAATTCGTTGCACCAACTGGCTCGGCAGACTTTCTCCAAAGATGGCGCAACATATTTAGTTAGGAGCAAATTATGGCTAAATCGACTTTTTCAGGTCCCGTCAAATCATTGGCAGGATTTATTTCAGCAGGTACAAATTCAGTTGTTAGTTTAACAGCGAATACAACCTTAACAGTAGACGATCACGCAGGAAAACTTTTGTTGTGTAATGATGCAGACGGTGCATTTACTTTACCTTCAATTGTTTCAACTGTACCAAGTGATGCTACAGACCCAAACCAAGCTAACAACTTAGGTGCTACTTTTACATTTTTAGTTATTACAGCAGCAACTGCTATGACTATTGTTACTGACGGCACAGACAAGTTTGTTGGTGGTTTATATACAGGTGT